ATTATCTACAGGTGGAAACCAAAGTCCAGTATCAGCAGCAACAGAAGAATGGGCAGGTGCAGGTGCTGGAGTTACAAGAACATTTACCGACTCATAAGACTTGTAATATATTTTAAATAATATATATTACATTTAATTATAAAGGATAAAGATATGAAAAAAGATGTAAGAGAAGTAATACAAGGTGAAGAACCACATTTAAATAATCTATTAACACAAGAAGATCTATCCTCGTTTAAAGGTATGGTAGACGAGCTTCGTGATACATGGACCAAGAAACAAATGTTTCGAACAGAAACAGAGGCAAGGTTTTCTGTACTACAAGATAATAGATACCCAACCAAAGCATCAAAGTATTGGCAGTGTGTAAGAGAACAGTCTAGTTATCTAGATAATCTTATGGCCTTATCATTTGACTACAGAAGAAACGAGGCAAAGATAACTTGGTTAGAAAAGAAAATAGATAAAGAAGAAGACGAGTATAAAAGAACTAAATATCAAATAGATTTAGATGAATGTAGGTTTGGCAAAGCGTCTATGGAGAAAGTTGCAAAACATAGAATGAGAGAAATTAAAATGTGGTCTAAATTAAAAACAGAATTTAACGATGGATCATTTAATGATAAAGATGTTAATCAGCATCAATTAGAATCTTATGGATTACAATACCATGAAAAAGCAAAAACATTAAATCAAAATTCAAGTGAGGCAGAAGTATTTAATGTAATGGGACAATTACAATCATTACAGAGAATTAGAAAGTCAGGAGAACTAGAACAAAGTTATCAAGAGAAAGAACAGATTGAACAACATGGAAAACCCAAAGTTTGATTTTATATTTTTAGGTCAATCTATTTTAAAGTATCAGGTTCCTTTAGATATATTTAATTCTATAAATTATATTTATGAAACTAATTATCATAATCTGGCACCTGCAAATGGACAGTTAGTAGGTAAGATAGAAAAAGAACATTCTTTATTTTATCATGGTCAAGACCAAACAAAAATGAAAAACCATAATATGTTACCAAAAGATGTAACAAATTATTTTTTAGAGATGTTTAAACATTATTTAGCATTTAATAAAATAAGAGATTATCAAACACATCTAAATTCTATTTGGGTTAACGAGATGAAACAACACGAATATAATCCTGCGCATATTCACAGAGGTATGTTATTTACTGGTTTATCTAGTGTTATGATTTTAAAATTACCATCTACATTTGGTAGAGAATATTCAGCAGATCAGATTCAACAAAACGGTAGATTACAAATATTAGGTGCAGCTAATGGCCAGTTTGCAAAAATAGATTATCAACCACCAATGGACCTTAGAGATTTTTATATTTTTCCATATGATATGAGACACTGTGTTTATCCTTTTAATGGCACCACTGAGACTAGACGAACTCTTGCTGCAAACTGTGATGTAGATTTTGATCCAATAAAAAACAGAGGTGCTAATTAATGGACAAACAATTTTACATAGATAACCATATTGGTTTGTTTAAAAATTTTATGCCTAATAAATTAATAGAAGGTTATGTAGATTACTTTAATAAATGTGAACAAGAAGGTGCAGTCTATCCAAGAAAAGTAGATGAAACACTAGTATCAGACAATGGGATTGATACCATACGAGATTTAAATGTTTCTATGACTTATGTTAACAAACCTTTTATAGAAATGTTTTTTAACGAAGTATATCCATTATATGTAAAAAAATATTCTTATCTAAAACAATTAGCTAAACATTATATACTTGAGGTTAAGATACAAAAAACTAAAGTAGGTGAAGGCTATCATTCTTGGCATTGTGAAAATGCTGAGATGAAATCAAGAAATAGAATACTAGCTTTTATGGTTTATCTTAACGATGTAACAGAAGGTGGAGAAACAGAGTTTTTATATCAAAAGTGTAGATTTAAACCTGAGAAAAATACACTGTTAGTTTGGCCATCACAGTTTACACATGTTCATAGAGGCAATCCACCTTTATCGAATGATAAATATATAATAACGGGATGGGTAGAATACGGATATTAATATGATAACAGAACCACGTTGGAAATCTTACATAGTAGAAACTACACAACCAATCTTTACACCTAAACAATGTCAGATGATTATTGAAGCAGGAAGAAATGAGCCTAGGAATGATGCAGAGGTCGGACATGACAAAGGTATTAAAACTGGTGTGTTAGATACTAAAACAAGAACCTCACATATAAGTTGGATACCATTTAAAAAAATGAAAGATATGTATAAAGACATTGAAAAAACTATGTTGGCTACAAACGGTAATCATTTTGGTTTTGATGGAATGACAATAAATGAAATGGCACAATACACAGAATACCCAGAAGGTGGGTTTTATGATTGGCATGTAGACAATGATGTTAACTGTGCACACGAACCACCTGTTAGAAAAATTTCTATGACCTGTTTACTATCTCCAGAATCGGAGTTTGAAGGTGGTGATTTAGAATTAATGAAAGAAGGTAAAGTTGCAAAAATAAAACAAGGACACGCAATATTTTTTGCATCGTTTATTAGACATAGAGTTAAGCCTGTTATACGTGGTAACAGAAAGTCTTTAGTTATGTGGTTTGGAGGCACACCTTTTAAATGATTAAAGCTGCATACTTTCCAACTATTATATATGCTAAAGACGTTAATCTAAATAATAGACTTTTTGAAAGAGAAGTTCTTGCTTGGGCTGATAAAGACAAAGGAGTCAAACGAACTAATATGAAAGGCTGGCATAGTCATACTAACATGCATGAGATACCTGTATTTAAATCTTTAGTAGATGAGTTATTTAAAATGCAGAGTGAGATATTTCAAGAAGAGTGGTTAGATAGCGAACCTATTTTGGGAAATATGTGGGCCAACATAAATCCACCAGGTGGTTATAATAGACCACACTTACACCCTAACTCTCATTTTAGTGGTGTGTATTATATTAAAGCACCTAAAAACTCTGGACAGATAGTATTTAATGAACCAAGATCTGCAGCACATATGGTTATGCCAAAAAGAAAAGAAAATAAAGGAGAACCACCCTCACATTTATGGAGAGAAGTTCGTGTAGATCCAAGAGAAGGTAGAATAATTATATTTCCTGCATGGCTATGGCATTGTGTTGAACCAAATGAGAGTAATGATATAAGAATATCAGTATCATTTAATTTTTTACAGAAAGGATTTAATGTTTAAATATCACGTTATTAAAAAAGCTTTGTCTTTTGAATTAGCTAATTTTATATTTAATTATTTTTTACTTAAAAGAGATGCCGTAGAGTTTATGTATAAACATAATATAAATTCACAGTCTCCTATGCTTGGAACATGGACCGATCAACAAGTGCCTAATACATACTCTTGTTATGCTGATTTTGTTATGGAAACTTTATTAATGAAAATGCTACCTGTAATGAAGAAAGAAACAGGGTTAGATTTGATACCTACTTACTCTTATTCCAGAGCATATAAAAAAGGGGATATATTAAAACGACACAAAGACAGACCAAGCTGTGAGATATCTACGACTTTAAATCTTGGTGGAGATCCTTGGCCTATATTTATCGACGGTACGGGGTCTGACAACGTCATAGACGAGTATAAGAACATACATAAGCCCAATGCACCCAAAGGCACAAAAGTCGTGCTTGATGTGGGAGATATGTTGGTATATAGTGGTTGCGAACTTGAACATTGGCGAGAGCCATTTGAAGGAAACATTTGCGGCCAAGTATTTCTACATTATAATCATGTGAATGGCCCATTTGCTAGTAAGAATATGTTTGATGGAAGACCAAAGCTGGGTCTACCATCTTATGTAAAATAGTATTATAATGGAGTCATATGTTACAAAAGATAGGGTTTCAACCTGGAATCAATAAACAAATCACACCAACTGGAGCTGAAGGGCAATGGATTGATTGTGATAATGTTAGATTTAGATATGGTACACCTGAAAAGATAGGTGGTTGGAAACAATTAGGTGAAA